ACTATTCGCCGCAGGGTACTTACATCGTATTGAGTAGAAGCCCGGTTTATGGCACGTCGGACGAAGATGGCAGCCGAGCAATTCAGGACTCTCAAATCTTGATGATGCGCAGTGACGGCAGCAGCCTCCAAGTCGTTCCGGTATCCGGTGGGGTGAATCTTTCGCCCTTTATGTCCCAGGATGAGACGCGGATCGCCTTTTGGAGAAGCGACCGCCTTGTCCCTCCAGGAAAGAAGGTGTCCCTGTTAGATCTGAACATCGTGGAGTACGACCTCGGATCGAAATCTGAAAAGCTATTCACGGGAAAGAAATTCAATTTCCTCACTGGTGGCTATCTTCAGTATCTAAATAAGGACGAACTTCTTGTTCAGTCGTACGGACCTGCGTCGCGATTGAGGACCTCGGGGTACAGCAAGCGCTATGCTGGTAGCGAGGTGTTCCGCTTGAAGCGGGGTCAAATTGACGCCCCTACACCTGTGACGTTCCCAAATACGATAAATGCCAATTTGCCGTCGGTAGATTCCAAAGGAAATATCTTCTTGTGGGCCGGCACCGAAAAAGATGCATCGCAGGGCGTTATGCGCATTGCGCCTGACAGATCCAAGACCATCTGGAGAATGCGGTCAGTCTTCTATACAAAGTACCTCACGGCGGACCCGAATGGTCGCTATGTCGGCGTGATTTACTGGGATCTCCCGATGCCTCGTGGCGGGCAACTTTCTGGCTTCGCCAAACTGGATCTTGAAACCAATGCATGGGCTGACGTACTTGTTCCGCAAATGGACAAGGCCGAAGTTACTTCCATTTCGACGCGTTAATTCTTATCGGCGCGTGGGCTAAGGCCCAGGTCGCTATCCCCCTATCCGTCTTCTCCAGTGCGCCCTTATCAAGGGCGCGCTAGGCCAAGCTGCGCTTGTTCGCTGCGCAGTTTCTTGGCCCCACCCCTCCGCGTTTCCCGACGGTCGAGACTCAGCTTTGAGTCGTTCGGCCTTTTTTTGCGCAAGCGGTCTGCTTGCATTTCACATGAGGTGACTACATGGGTGCTGCACAACGTTCAATGAACGTCGAGAATTTCACTATTTTTGACATGCAAACTTGGCTTCCCGTTTATGGAAATTGGTGCGGACCGGGCTGGTCGGCCGGTCAGCGGGACCAAGCTCTAACAATTCAGCAGATGCGAGATAGCCCGGTATTCCAGCATCCAAATGGCCAAGCCAGCGTGATCGACGCGATCTGCAAAGAACACGATATCGCCTATGCCGAAGCCGAAGGTCAAGCGAACGAGTCGGTCTTGGTTGCGCTTGCAGACATTGCGCTGCTCCGGGCATTGATGAACGTCAACTTTCTGGCTCTCCCGCAGCAGGAAGTGACCTATGCCACTCTCATGGCATACGCCTTCTTCCAGAAGAGCTGGATGATCAACTTGCCGCGCGTCGGAGTTGAAGCGCTCTGGGCCGAAATTCAGTCGGTCGCAGCATGGGTCCAGAGCAAGTTGGATGGCATTAACGGCCTGATGTTTACCGACGTCTTCGGCCAGACTATGATCGCGACGGAATTTACTGGCAATACTGAAGGTCTGGCGTACGCTATCAAGAGCGTGACGAGCGTTAAGCCGGACGGCCACAATGCTGTGTTTACGCAGTATCGGGATGGATACCAGTCCAGCTATAGCGGCTTCGACAGTGCTTATGATCCGTTGCTTACTGGCGCGTTTCTCAAGGTTTGGATCGACGGCACGATTTCGCTGATTGAGGGCGACCGCCATATGCAGCTATCGACTCCGTCCGTGTCTGGCATTCCGACGCCGCCGGTCGGGAGTGTCGTTGTTCCAATTGGCGGCATCGAGATCGATCCCAACGCGGCTCAATTCTTGTGGAATGGGCTTTATGTGTTCGATGGTACCCAATGGACGCGCGGCGGAGACGTAAACTTCGACGCATGGGTCTGCACGGACAACCAATGCGTCGGAGTTCCTAAAGATTACTGAACTTTAGAAATCTGCGTTCGCGCCCATACTCGGCCTTCGGGCCTGAGTGTGGCAGAGCGCCATTCATATGTTATGGGCTTTGGCCGAGTGGTCAGGAGGCCGCCTTTCAGGCGGCCTCCGCAGGTTTGCTTCCTGCAGGTTACTACGGACATACGAAAGCCCCGATACGGCCCCTCCCGAGAACTGCCCCCCAAACCCGATCCAGACAATCAGCCCGCCTAGCGCGGGCTTTTTTTACGCCCAAATAGGAGGGCGATCATGAACGAATCACTAAGCACGGCCAGCGCGTCTGGTCTGGTCTTGGGCGCGGGCTTGCTAAGCGTCCTTTTCGACCGCGACCCAAGCGTCGTGATGTGCGCCTTCTTTGGCGCCGTGGTGTTTGTGCTGTCGGCGAAGGAATCCACCCGCCTTGAACGGATCCTGTACCTCGTCGTGTCGTTCTGCGTCGGGGTGATCGGCGCCGACTTCGGCACGCGGGTGCTGGCCGACCTGCTGCCGGGCAGCTATTCCGTCCCGACCAGCATTTCAGCGCTGGTGATCAGCACTGTCGCCGTCCGGCTTTTGCAGTTCGGCATCCGCCGCGTCACCAACCCGGAATTCCCAAGGATCGGAGGGCCGAAACCATGACCGTGGGGTTCATCGTATTCATCTTGAACGGCACGGCATGCGCGATCACGTGCCTCAGTATTCTGATGTACCGACGTAAGGGAGCCCGTTTTCGCCTGGGCGCCAGCGCTGTGGCCTATGCGCTTGTGCTGGCCACCGGCGCGGTAGCAATCCGCACGCTGTACGGGACCTACGGCGGTCCCGTTGACCCGTCCGAATTGCTCATCAATGGGGTGCTTTGCGTATCGATGTTGGCGAGCCGGGGGAACGTGACGGTGCTGATATCTCCACGAAGGATGTTCGGGAGGGCGAGATTTTGGACCTGACTCTCTTGCTTCAAGGAACGATCGTTCCTGCGCTGGACTTGCTGCCGGCCAAGATGGATACGCCCGCCGCGCGCATCTTGCTGCTGGCGATTGGCCTGCAGGAAAGCCGATTCCAGCATCGTCGTCAGATCGGCGGGCCCGCGCGGGGATTCTGGCAATTCGAGCGCGGCGGAGGAGTTCGCGGCGTGCTGACCCATCCGGCAAGCCGTGATCATGCCTATCGGATTTGCTACGCCCGCGGTGTCGCGCCTGTTGCCGCCACGGTGCATGCCGCGCTTGAGTTCGACGACGAGCTGGCGGCCGTATTCGCCAGGCTGCTGATGTGGACCGATGCGTGGCGTCTGCCGGGTGCGGGCGATGTGCAGGGCGGATGGGATATTTATATTCGCACCTGGCGTCCGGGCAAGCCGCATCCCGGGACCTGGCCGGCGCTTTACGCGCAAGCCGATGCCGTCGTGGGAGGTCTCGATGTGGCCGCCGCTTAAACGTGTCCAGGGCTGGTTGATGGTGCTCGCGCTCGCCCTGGCAACGTTGGCTGGCGTGTTCTACAGGGGCCGCGCAAATGGAAAGGCGGCGGAACGTCAGGAGCTCGACGCGCGGCTCCGCATGCAGGCCTCGGCGGCCAGAAAGGAGGTTCGCGATGTGCAAAGGGAGACGGCGCGCCTGGATGATGGTGCTATTGCCGATGAGCTTAAGCGTGAATGGGTGCGTGGCGCCGGCGGCAAGGGTGGGCGTTGAGTTCTGCGAGCATGCCAGGCCGGTGTATTTTGATACTGCAGGGCAAGTGGACGCGACGCCGGCGCCCGTGCGCCGTCAAGTGTTGGAGATCAACGAAACCTGGCGGCGGCTATGCCCATGAGCAGGCGTCTTGCCGCCTAAGCCCGCCGCAATGATCTTGTCTTAGCGCGCAACCAAGCGCTGATCCACGCCGTTGCGCAGATCGTAGGGGGACCAAAGGATGCGGCCGACGATGCGGATCTCGCGTCCGTCCTGCTCATGCAGCGGAAAGTCCGCGTGAGCGGGATTCAAAGAGCGCGCGAGCCACGTGCCATCGCGATGGCGGACTACGCACTTCACGATCATCTTGCCGCCATGGTTGATGGCGTAGATGGTCCGGGGATGGATCTGGTTCAGGTCGGTGATCGCGTCTTCGTAAAAGAGCATCGGGCCGCAGTGGCGGATGACGGGCTCCATGCTGTCGCCATCGGCGTACACGATCCGCATGCGATCCACCGGCAACCCGAAGGACTGCAGAAACGAACGGCGCAACAACAATTCACCGATCTGGGTCTCGTGGTAGTTCTCGATGCCGAGCCTGCCAGCAGCCAGGCGCACATCCAATTCGGGAACCGGCGTGAACTCCTGGTCGTTGGCCGAGTAGCCAGCGTTCGGGACATGGCCGACGTCGACATCGGTGCTGATGCGCAATGCGTGCAGCGGCGACGGTTCGAAGGTCGTCTTGCCGCCGGCCTCCCAAGGCATGGGTTCGCGCAATCGCATCGGGAACGGATCTTCTACACCGTCGATGTCCATGACGCCACCGCGCTGCGCCGACGTGTAGACCGGGTCGGCCGCGGCGTATGTCGCGCGCACGCCCATTTGCCCAAGCGCAAGCAGCAAGGCGCCTTCCAGGCGCTTGATCTGATCGCCGGGTAAGGAACGCAACAAGGACTCCGGCACTGACGGAAAGGGCCATCCGGCGCCTGGCTTGGCTCGCGCGGCAGCAGGCGGAAATTCTTGTAGGGCGGGAGGGTGGTCCTGTCCAGTTTCCAAATAAGCCAGCGAAACGCCCAAGGCCTCCGCCAGCAGCCGCCCATGGCGGGTATTGCCGCCGCCTTCGATCTTCTTGATGGCGACCTGAGAAATCCCAACCCTTTTGGCGAGTTCGGTCTGCGAAAGCTTCAGGCGCTCTCGGCGCTCTTTGACTCGGGATGCGAAAGTGGCGGGGTTCATGGGCGCATCCTATAACCGCGGTTGTATGAGGTCAAAGAACCTGGGTTATTGACTAATCTATAACCTGGGTTATAGACTGAGTTATGGACACGCGCAACCCAGCTCGCGTCCCCAGAAGTAACCATCCACATTGCCGGCTTGCTGCACCTTCGGACGAAAAGATGAATAAGGGATTGGAGACGACCGCTTTGGCCGCCCGTGCGGCGCGCCGAGTGGGACATACGCAAATCGCCAACGAGCTGCTGGAAGCGATCACCCGGCATCCTTTCAAGCAGACCGCGCTGCGCGTGCTGCTGGCGCTAGTTCGCAAGACGGTCGGCTTCAACAAGCAAGAGGATGACCTGTCCGCGTCGCAATTGGGGGCGTTGCTGGGAACCATGAGGCGGCAGCACATCACCTCGGTACTGAACGAGCTCGCGGCGATGCGCGTCATCCACAAGCGGCCAGGGCGCTACGGCTCGGTCGTAGGAATCAATAAAGACTATTCGCAATGGCTGGCGCGTCCTGATTGCGGGCGGGCAAATGAAGACCGGTCGATGGGCGCCCCGAGATCAGCCGAAGCGGGCGGGGTTGCCCTGCAGGACGCCGAGCTTGCCTTGTGGCCATCAGACCATAGCGGCCCGGCGTCCGCCGTCAGCACGCTGCCGTTGATGGATGGATCGGAGCATGCCGCGCGCGCAGAGCAAGTTGCGCAATGGAGCGCCGCTTTTCCTGACGTCGATGTGGCGGCCGAGTTGCTGCGGATGCGGGTCTGGCTGGATGCCAACAAGGCTTTGCGCAAGACGGGTCGAGGAATCGACCGGTTCATTGTCAGCTGGCTGGGGCGCGCGCAACGCGACACGGCCAAGCCCCAGTACGTTCGCCCTAACCGGGAAGGGAATCCGCAAAGAGGACAGATTCATGGAAATTTCAATGAGCAAGACTACCGTGCCGGGATTTCGGAAGATGGCCGGTTTTAGTCTCGAGACTCACGTGCGGCAGTGCAGCGTCCACGGTGAGTATCAGGCGCTGCAAACCCCGATGGGGCTGTCTGAGTGTCCGCAATGCAACGCCCGCCGCCAGCAGGCCGAGCTGTTGCGGCAAGAGGCCCAGGCCTTCGAGCTTGCCCAACTGCGGCGTGCGGCGATTCCCGAACGGTTCTCGGATCGCCATATCAACACGTTCCATGCCACGAACCCGCGCGCTCAGGCTGCGCAAGACCTGGTGCGCACCTACGCCAGCGAATTTGCCGATGTCCGCAGGACTGGCCGCGGCATCATTTTGTGCGGCGGCGTCGGCACGGGCAAGACGCATTTGGCCGTTGGGGTGATCCGCCACGTGACGGCGGCGGGATTCACCGCGTTGTACGCGGTGCTGTTGGATTCCTTCCGTTCGATCAAAGACACGTATCGCAAGGATTCTTCGGTGACGGAGACTGCCGCCATGGCTCGCCTGACCGCGCCAGACCTGCTGGTGTTGGATGAGATAGGCGTCCAGCACGGCACTGACACCGAACGCATGCTGATGTTCAGCATTCTCAACGAGCGATACAACCAGATGAAGCCCACGATCTTGATCAGCAATCTGGCTCGGGAGCCGTTGGAGAGATACCTGGGCGAACGCGCATTCGACCGCATGCGGGAGGGCGGCGGCCGCATGGTCGTCTTCGATTGGGAAAGCTACCGGGGGACTCAGGCATGAATGGCACCTTGTCTTACTTCAATGTGATAGCCGATGCAGAGTTTGGCCGCGGGACAGACACTCTTTTGGGGAATAGAACGATGTCAGCATTAAGCACGATTCATCCGCAGGCCGAGCCTTGCACGGCGTTGGAACCGGAGCCGCTATTCAGTTCGGCGCACGCCGCGCTGATGTTCGCGTACAACCATCACAACCAGATCTATGACCGTCCGCTGCTGGCGCGCCTGGCGCAGCGGACGTCACCGGGAAAAAGCAAGGGGCTGGGGGGCGTGGACGGCGCTGCGCAGGCGGGCATTATCCTGGCTGCGGTGCAGAAACTTCCCCGGCTGTATCAGGCAATCGTTGTAGCGCGCTTTTCCCCGCGCACCGATCAGTGCAAGTGCTGCCACGGGGCGGTAGACCGGCAAGAATGGATGGCTGCCATCCGCGAAATTTCCGATGCGGCCGCCAGCGATGCGCTGTCGGCGCACCCCACCGCACGGATACTGCGTGACGCCATCGTCGCCCGCTATTTCGGTAAGGACGTGCTGTTGGCCGACGCCGCGAATCGTGCGGGCGTCAGTGTGTCGACCGCGACGAACCACAACGGCAAAATCAAGTTGTGGCTCCACGGCACGCGAACGACCAAGGAGAAAAATGGCGGCCGGGGGCCGGGCAGCAAGGGGGTGGAGGCGCTGGCTATGGAGTACATCTCGGATGTCCTGACCGCCAAAGGCCTATGCCCGTGAAGGGCTGCGCCTTGCGGCTAATGAGGGAAAGCGCTCGGGGGGATTGAGCGCGCGCCTCGACATGACATCAGGGTGCTGTGTATGGCCTAGTTCATATCTTTAAATATGGCTCTATGGTTATGGGCCAAGAAAGCGCACGATATCGCTTTCCAACCCACCTATCAGGACCCCACCATGACCTCCCGCCTTGATTACGCCAATGCCTCCCCCGACGGTTACAAAGCCTTTGGCGGCGTCTATGTCTACCTGCAGAAATGCGGGCTTCCTAAAACGCTGATCGACCTGGTCTATTTGCGGGTATCCCAGATCAATGGCTGCGCCTATTGCATCGACATGCA